AAGGAGAGCAAATGAAAAAGAAAAAGAAACCTATCCAGGTTGTTTATAACAATAAACCAGATCCAGTAGTTAAGATCACTGAATATGAATACACTGGCGAAGGTTTAAAAATGACCAAACAAACAACTTACAAAGATGAGCCAGAGCCTAACAAGGAATATCTTTTGACAGGTGGCCCTGGTGTTAAATGTATTGCTAATGGCAACACTTGGAAAGAAAGCGAGGTTAAATAATGAACAAACTTTATCAAAAGGTAAAGCAAGAGTACGATCAGAAAGTTGCTCAAGGCGAGAAAAATCCTTACATTCACATAAGAGCTGCAGAGTTAGCAACTTTAATTCATGAAGGTGTTAAAAAGAAATGGCCTCAATATAAATTTGCAAAGAGTAGCCATGTTTATTCTGGAGGTAGTTCTGTCAGAATTTATTTACAGGATGGATGGAAAAAAGGTGTTACTAAAGAGCAAACAGATGAGATGAACAAATTTGTTGATACTTATTCTGGTGCAGGTTTTGATGGCATGGTTGATTACAAATACTATGAGGATATTTGGTTAATGCCAGATGGATCTGTTGCTAAAGCTGATAACTCTGGAGGTGGAGCTGTTACTGGTGGTGTTGTTCCTGGTTATGATTATCCAAAACCAGTGGAACAGGCAATCAAGATTAGCTCTGGTTCTTGGGTGTTCTTTGAGAAAGATCCAAAATATGGCAGCAAAGATTATGCACCATATTGGGAGCAGAAGAAAAAAGAATACGAAGAACAAGAAAAACAAAAACAACAAGGAGCTGCGTAGTGTACCAAAGAGATCACAAACAAGCTTTTGAAAACGCAAAATCCCAGGGCATGAAAAACCCTGGGAGTTGGATGTATATGTATTCAAAAGACAACTATGATTTTTTCAAAAACATACAATTCAGAAACTATGAAAAATATAAACAGGAGGTAAAGCAATAATGGCAATACAAAATATAGCTAGTACAAACATCATGAAAAAGCCTTTGGTAAAATATTTCAAAGATGTTTTTTCAGCATCAAAAGTTACTAATGTAAAATTTGATACCAAGAAAAATATTTTCACTGCAAATTGTTTTCAGAAATTTAATTTCATTGGAAACAAATCAGCAAATGCAGAGGATGTTTATAAACACATGGGAGTTACACAATGAAACATGAATATCTAGTTCAAACAAAACTGAAAGGCTCTGCGATCCAGGGCCTTCACACTGTAAGCATGAGTGAGAGCAAGCTCCAGGAAATAGTTGGTGGAGTTATGATGTACAAACTTAACCAGGAAGGGCAGCTAAAAACAGTAGTTGTTAATGGTGGAAAATCCTACGATTTACACGCAATAAAAATAAATAAAATTAATTCACAATCTGGGATTGACAAATAAATATATAATAACTATATATTAATTGTGAGAGTTAAAAAAATTAATCAACAAACCAAGGAGGCTGCGTAATGGCAATTAAACAAGCAAAGAATGGTCAGATGCTTGAGTTCGTTACCATCAAGATCAAAGGTGGTTTCACTTCAAGAGAGCTTGCTGCTCTGGCTATTTTAGAGTGCAGTTACCAAGATGACAAACTGCAAAAGTTGTTAAACAAAAAATACACATACAACCAAATAGTTACCCTTGCTAAAGATCAGATAGAGGACAGTGGTTATGGTTGTGTTTGGGAAAGATACAACGACAGTGGACACACAGAGGAGCAATTAGAGAGTGTTGCAAATTGGTTGGTGTTTCTTTCTGGAACAAAAAAATTAGATAACAAAAAGGAGGTTGCTTGATAATCAAATATCAAAAAAATCTTTCTACTGGTTACAGTAACTGGAAAAAAGATTTGGAATATAAAGTTCCAAAGATCTCAAATAAAACTGACAAGGGCAAATGGTTAAATGCTTTTGTTCAAAAGTTTTTTACTGGATCTCATAACTATGATTATGTTGGTAAGATCCACGTAAAATTAAAAACTACAAACTTTCAAATCAACAATGACTTATCTGTGATGGTTGCTTGGTTTAAAAACTTGAAGAAATTAAAACAATATCATTTTGTTGGAGAAGTTTTTAACGCACAACTTTACAGAGAGCAATACAAGGAGGCTGCATGAAATATCAATACGTTGATGTTCAAGATCTTGAGAAGCTTAACAAAGCTGCCAAGAAAAAAAATAAGAACCATTACCTTCCAGATTTAATCCTGGAATATTTAAAACACCAGTACAAAGCAGTGCTAGTTAAATTCTACTTTTTACACAACGAAGTAGAAAACAGATTGGTACTTTATGGTGGAGATAAATATCAAACTTTAACTTTGGATGTTGATTTCAAAGATATGAAGTACGTTAAAACTGGTTACACAAAAGAACAGAAGGAGGTTGCATAAGTGGCCCAGGAAAAAAAAACCTACAAGCCAGAGTATATTAATTCAAGTATCGGAGCTGTACTCAAGTACAGCTTTGATACCCACAAGGAATTAGAAAATTTCTTTTTATCTGCTTTGGCAAAATTTCAAGAAAAAAATATAAAAACAAAAGTGATTGGCAAATCATTGTTTGTATTCACAAAACAAAAACAGGAGGAAAAAAATGATAGTAAGCAAACTTCAACCCAATGATATTCAGATGCGTGAAATTATTGGTAGTAAGATTGTGCGTAGAAGAAAACAATTACGATTGACACAGCAAAAGGTTGCTAAAAAAATGAACGTTACTTTCCAACAAGTACAGAAGTTTGAAAAAGGTACAAATGGATTGGTTGATATTCGTATCAGATCTTTAGCTGCTGCTTTAAAAATTCCAGAAAATAAAATTGGATTTTTAATTTGGAAATACAATAAAAAAACAAAGGAGAAATTAGATGCTTAATTACGTTGCGTATTTAAGAACCAGTACAAAAAAACAGTTGCTTGGTATTGCAGCTCAACAAGATAAGATCCAGGATTTTATTTCTAAAAGAGATGGAGCTGCACTTATCAAAACTTTTACCGAGCAAGAAAGTGGATTAAACAATAACAGAAAACAGCTCCAGGCTGCGATCCAATTTGCAAAAGAAAACAATGCAAGATTATTGATTGCAACAATGGACAGATTGACAAGGAAGGCAAGCTTCTTCCTGCAGCTCCAGGAGCAAGGTGTTAAATTTACTATTTGTGATATGCCAGAGGCAGATGAAACTACTATTTCTATCCTGGCTGTAATTGCTCAAAGAGAAGTTAAGTTAATTAAACAAAGAACCAAAAATGGTTTGGGCCAGATCAAGAAAAAATTAAAACAAGATGGCCAGTATAAAACTAAAGTTTCTAACAGAGTAATTACCAAACTTGGTAACACTACCAACTTGGCCCAGGCTGCAGCTCTTGCTGTCCAGGCGAAGAAGAAAGCTGCTGCAGAATTTGCAAAAAATATTTTGCCAGTTGTCCAGGAGATCAAGGAAAAAGGCAGAGTAAATACCTACAGAGGTATAGCTGCTGCTTTAAATGCAAGAGGAATTGCTACCAGATCTAATGGAAAATGGTATCCAAGCTCTGTTAAGAACCTAGAGCTGTACCAGTAATAATCTTGTTTCGTACTAATAAATAACATATAAGGAGAATTGTAATGAAAGTTACAGATGATTTAAAATACTTTACCTGTAGCAGATTACCTATTTTAATGGGAGCTGCACACCCTAAAGCTGTGTCTAAAAATGAGCTACTCCAGGAATTCATAGATAAAAAAAATGGATCTTGGGTTGAACCAGAACAAAATAATTATTCCAAATACACAGATTATTTTGAACAAGCTATTCAGAAAATTGTATTGGATGATTTCCCTACATTAAAATTTAAAAAGGGAGCTAATGAGAAACCTTATCTTGCTGTAAATTCTCCACTTGGATGCAGCATAGATGATTGGGCCATAGCAAAAGAACCTATCCATGTTACAGATCCAAATGGACAAACTTATACAATGGAAGGAGATATACTTGTTGAATATAAAACAACTTCAGTAGTTGAGGATCACTTGCCATTATACAAAGGGCCTATCCAGGTACAGGGCCAGATGCTTTGCACCTTAACAAGTAAAGCTCTTGTTGTTGTATTTAATATTAGAACCTGGGAGATCCAATACTGGCCTATCTTTGAGCATAAAGAAACTCAATCAGCTATCCAGGAGAAGGTTAGAGATTTTTGGAATAGAAGGGAGAAGGAAGAATATTATGATCCAGAAAAACCAGGAGATTATAATTTAATTTATACAAATCCTAATGATGAGCCTAAAGATTTATCAGGCAACAATGCTATTGGAGCTGCGATCCATACCTGGACAGAAGGCAACAATGAAATTAAATCTGGTAAGCTCAAGGTAGAACAATCACAAGATATTATTAAACAAGCTATGGGAGATCATGTCTTTGGATTGTTTAATGAATATAAAATCTCTTGGCCTGTAAGAAATTACAAAGCTAAACCAGAGAAAGTTGTACCTGCCCAGGAGGCATACAGCAAAAGATCCAGTACAATTCAAATCAAGGAGGATAAATGAAAATAGTTTTTATGACTTTAGTAGTATTTTTTATACTTCTACTTGCAGCTAAATCTGCAATCAAAGCTATGATTAATTATATTGATGGAGGAGATAGTGAAGAAAAAGAAAGTAACTAAACTTTGGCAGGGCAAGTTTGTTTCTGTCAGAGATTATGAAGTCCAGGCTGCAATTAAAAAAGGTGGTTTAGAAATAAATCATGATGGAAAAATTATGCAGCTTAAACCAGATGAGCTGCTGCACCTGCAGCCAAGCTCAAAAATATTCCAATCTAAATTTAAAGGATCTTATAGATTGATTGATATTTTATTTAGACCATTAACCGAAGATCCAAACCAAGGAAAATTAATATGAGTGATTTAATAAAAAAAGATCCAATGAAATTTGCAGAACAAATATCAAGATCTAATTTAGTACCAAAACAATTCCAGGGTAAGCCTGCAGATATTTATCTGGCTATGTCCTGGGGAGATGAGCTAGGTTTAACACCTATCCAATCGTTACAAAATATTGCAGTGATAAATGGCAAGCCAAGTATCTATGGAGATACAATGATTGCTCTTTGTAGAAGGCATCCAGAATTTGAGGATATAAAAGAAAGCATATCTGGAGAAGGATCTAAAAGAACTGCAGTGTGTGAAGTTAAAAGGAAGGGCCAATCCTGGTACAAATCTCAATTCAGTATGGCAGATGCAGCTAAAGCTAGGCTGCTTGATAGACCTGGCCCATGGCAAGCTTATCCAGATCGTATGCTCAAGATGAGAGCTAGAGGATTTGCTTTGAGAGATGTATTTGCAGATGCTCTTGGTGGTGTAATTACCAGGGAGGAGGCAGATGACTATCCTAAAGAACCTAAACCTATAAACACAGTGTCAGATCAGCTAGATAACCTATCAAAACAGGCCATAGAAGGCCCAGGAGCTACATATAAGGTGGAAGATAGTGTAACTGTAGCAGAAAAAGAACCTGCTAAAACTGATAGCTCTATGGCCCAGGAACAGGATATTCCAGAAAATGAGGAGAAATCTCCATGGGAGATGAGGAAATTAAAAGGGCCTGGCATATATTGTGAGGATCATAAAGCTTTTGCTGAAGAATTTGGCAAGGCTATGTCCAATATAAAAAACCACAAAAAATTTTCAAAGAAAGAAAAGCTTGAATTTTTAAGACAGCTTTACAAAGTTAATGAAGATACTTTGAGAAACGTGGTGGAGCTAGATAGTGGCCTCCATACTTCTATTGAAAATGAATACATCCAGATAGCAGGAGAGTTGAATGGCGAGGACAGATAGAAATCAATCTACTTACACAGCATCCACTTGTCCAAGGTGTCAAGGCACTGGACAGATCACTGGTACAATTACCAGTGTTACTGAAAAACAAATGAAAATGTTTAAAGCATTTAAAAAGTTTTTCACTGAAAATGGATACCCACCTTCTGTTAGAATTTTAGCAGCAAGGGAGATGGAGAGTGCCACAACTGTTTATAATAAATTGATGGCCCTGGTGGATAAAGGAATTCTTGGCAAGGAAAAAGACAGAGCCTGGAATAATTGGTTTATCAAAAAAGATATAGAAAGGAGGTAAAAAAATTTTGAGCATACAATCAAAGGAACAGATCTCAAACACTAGATTAAAAATCAAAGATGATTTGAGATCTACCAATAAAAGAATTAGCTTTCTTGACGAGCAGAAAAAAAAGCTTGAAGAAAAAAAGAGAGATCTTTCTTTTAATGAATTAGTTTATGAAACTTTACTTATGAATTGGAAGTAAGTTTTCTTTTGTAAGTCAATTCTTCAGCAGCTTCATCCATGCTGAATACTGGTTTGATAAACCTTAATGGATCTTGCTGTCCTGGATCTACCACAAAGCACATACTTTCAAAAATATTATGCTCTCTTAATGATTTGCTTTCTGCATAATCATCAATCTCTTTATAACCTGCAACTCTAACAGCATGAGATATTCTTTGGCTCTCATGATTTTTAACTATTTGGTATCCAGATATATGCCTGTGTCCTGCAACATAAATATCATCAACACCAAACCTTGCAGCTTTACTCATAGCATGAGCTTCGTTCCATTGTGAATGTCCTGCAAAGTCGTGCCTGCAATTTACTTTAATTGTTTTTCCTCCTGGAATATGGAGCTGCAATCTTACACCATGATTTCTGTACACTCCTGCCTGGGATCTAAAAATAAATTTATTAATATCTCCACCATCTGTATTCCAAATGTCATGATTACCACCAATGACAGCAGCCCAATAAACTCCTGCCTCTGATAAGAACCACTCAATTAATTTCTCTGCTTGCTTTCTTGTTGTTTCCTGGTCAGCATACTTTTTCATTAATCGGCCCACCCAGTTATTTGTTATATCTCCAACACAGATCCCAATCATTCCTGGTGTGTCAGCCATAATATCCATGTCAGCTTTTAACCTACCCCAGTTACAACCATCATCATCTATATGAGGATCTCCAACAAAACACAGAGCAAAAGGTTTCTTTTCCTTTAGCTCAACATCAATAACTTTTGTTGCATCATGAGTTTCTTTTTTTCTCTGCCATCTTTTAACAGATCTTTCTACTAGCTCCTGCCAGGATAGCTCATCCTCTGGTATGTCCTGGACAACAAAGGGAGCTTTCTCCATGTTATCTAATTTGTTTTCTGATTTATATTTTTTATACAGAGCATAAACTGTATGATATTTTTTACCAAGTTGCTTGGCAGCTCTATCAAAACCTAGTTTATCAACTAGATCTATCATTTGTTTTATTTCTTTTAGATCAATTATTTTCGGCATCTTTCATTATCAGTGATAGCTCCTCTGCTCTGGCAGGGGTTTGATCTGCCCATTTACTATCCAACATTTCTAAAGATGCTACTTCATAGTCTTTGTCCTGGAGAGCTGCAATCATTCTTTTAAATTTAGTTACGTTTCCAATACCTAATTGAAATATCATTTCTATTAAAACTTCTGTTGCAGTTTCTGTAATATCTAAATCATAATCGTTGCAAAGGTTTTGGCATTGGTCAAAAGCATTTTGAAAATCTTGTTCAAAAACATTATCCAAATATTCCTTGTCGTATTCTTTGCCATCCTCCCAGTGATCCTCCACACAGAGATGTCCATAGCCCACTGTTCTTTTGCCCAGGCTGTCCAGGTACACTGTTCTTCTGAACCCTTCATGCTGCTTAATTCTTTCTTTTAATTCCTGCATTATTTTTTACGTATATTATTTAAAGTTGATAA